TCAATACCCCTATTGACGAAAAGCGCAAGGTTATATATAAATATAATAATATAAATAATATAAAAAAGAATAATGTACAAAATGTAAAAGCGCCTATATTTACTGAGATTACTGAAAAGGCGTTTCCACATTTTATAAGCCTTTTTCCTTTAAATTATAGACCAAAAACAAAAGCACAAAAAAATAAATGGTTAGAGTGCTTAGATAAAATTCAGCGTATTGATAAATATAATTTACGAGATGTTTACAATGTGGCAAAAGATTTAAGAGATGACCAATTTTGGGCGAAAAACTTTTTAAGTATTCTTAAATTAAGAAACACAGATAAAAACGGCATAAAGTACATTGATAGGTTTATGGATGATTACCGCTTTAAAACTAAACCAATAGGCTATAATAAAATAAAAGGCATTATTGAGTATTATATTTATACCTCTCCGGCAACTGGTCAAAAAGAATTAGGAGCAAAAACAAAAGGCGGAGAGTTATATGAATTTAATATAAAACAAACATTGCAGACAAAAGAATTTCAAGATTTAAAAAAATACGTTCAAGATGGCAACAAGTAAAAGCCTTTCTAAATGGCGAGAATCTGATTTGTTTGAATGGTTATCAAAAAACTATTATAATTTATTAGTTGATACTAGCGATAATTTTTCAAAATCTGATTGTTACGATATTGAAACAAAAAACAGAATCGAATTAAAATGCAGAGCTGCTCATTATGACAAACTAATAATTGAAAAATCTAAATACGAATATTTAATAAAAGAATCAAAAAAGTTTGGCGATGTTCCAATTTACATAAATAGCACACCTAAAGGAATTTTTTTATTTGAGTTAAAGGATCTAAAACTTAAATGGTTTGAAAAACCTTTGCCAAAAACAACAGACTTTAAAAACAACAATTTAACAAACAAAGAAGTAGCGACAATAAATATTAATAAATCAAAACAATTAAAGTAATGGAAGAAACATTAAAAGAAATAGAGAGATATTTAGAAGTAACATATCCTGATGATTGGTTTTTACCTAGTAAATTAGATATTTTAAGACTTAAATTTTTATCAGAGTTAAAGCAACAAAAGATTGATGATTTAAAAAAACAAATATCAAAGTTGAAAAATTAAAATATTTTTTCTAATTTAGCGAAAACAAACAAAAACTTAATGAAAACATTTAAAGACTTCAATATTGATGTCGGCAATAAAACGACCGGCAAAATTAAAACACAATGCCCAAAGTGCAGCCATACAAGAAAAAACAAACGTGATAAATGTTTGTCAGTAGACTTAGACAAAGGCCTATGGAATTGCCACAACTGCGGATTTGGAGGAACTACAAAATTTGAGAAAAAGCAAGAGTATATTGTACCTCAAAAAATCAAACTAAATATTTCGGAGCCAGTTGTTGAATGGTTTAAAGGTAGAGGCATCACAGAGCCAACTTTAAAGCATTGGAAAGTAGGGCAATCAATGGAATATTTTCCGCAAGTAAACGCAAAGCGTAGGGCCGTAAACTTTAACTACTACCGAGAGAATGAACTTGTAAACGTAAAATATAGAGATTCGCAAAAGAATTTTAAAATGGTTTCAGGTGCGGAACTTATATTTTATGGCCTTGACAATATAAAAGAAATGGACAAAATTTATATTGTTGAGGGAGAAATGGATGCTTTAACCTTACACGAGGCCGGTATTTATTCCGTTTGTTCTGTTCCAAATGGTGCGTCTAAAGGAAGCCAAAGACTAGAATATTTGGACAACTGTTGGCAATACTTTAAAGACAAAAAAGAAATAATACTTTGCACAGATAACGACAATCCGGGAATTGAACTCAGAAAAGAACTTGCAAGAAGGTTTGGCGCATATCGTTGCAAATACGTTGATTTTGGCGATTATAACGATGCTAACGAGATTTTAATATCTAAGGGAGCAGAAACATTAAGGAATGTTATTAAAGGTGCTAAAAACTTTCCTTTAGAGGGCGTTTTAAATGTTGATGATATTTGGCAGTCGGTTTTAAATTATAATGAGGCCGGAGTTAAAAACTATTCAATAGGTTTGCCAAACTCAGATACATATTTTAAAATGTCTTTAGGAGAGTGGACTGTTGTTACTGGAATACCAAATTCAGGAAAATCCGATGTTATGGATCAAATATTTTGCAACCTAGCAACTTCATACGATATGAGATGCGCAATATTTGCTCCTGAATCATTCCCATACGAGGGCCATATAAAAAGAATTGCTAATAAATTAAACGAAACTAATTGCGATAGTAACCAACTAAACAATACAAAAGATTTTATTGAAGATCATTTTTATTGGGTTAAAATAGATTTAGAAAATCTAACTTTAAAAGCAATATTAAACCATTTTAAAGAGTTGGTATTTCAAAAAGGAATTAATGTTTGTGTAATAGATCCCTGGAATATGCTCGACCATTCAGCACAAAGAGACCATTCTTATATTGGAAAAGTATTATCTGAAATTACACAATTTTGTCAGCAAACAAATACACATTTGTTTTTAGTGGCGCATCCTAGAAAAATAGAAAGCGAAAACGGAAACTATAAAAAACCAACTTTGTATGATATAAGTGGCTCTGCTGACTTTTTTAACAAGGCTTACAACGGATTAATAGTTTATAGATGTATTGGACAACGTACTAAATTTGATTCTGATATTGTGAAAATGTATGTTGAAAAAGTAAAACGAAAAGAAAACGGACAACTTGGCGATTTTGATATTGCTCCTGATTTTAAAAACGGCGGTGTTTATAGGGATGTCGATTTAAATACAAAAAGATTTGAAGTTGTAACCGATGATAATGTACCATTTTAAAAATAAAACAAATGAAAAAAATTAAAATTAATCACTTAGATTTATTTAGTGGGATTGGCGGATTTCACTTAGGTTTTGAAAAAGCGGGTTTTGAAGTAAACTCATACTTTTCAGAAGTAGATAAATACGCAATAGACGTTTATAAAAATAACTTTAAAAATTCAAATTATGTCGGATCAGTTACAGATGTTCGAGGAACACAATTACCAAAAATTGACGCAATCACTTTCGGATCGCCTTGCCAAGATTTTAGTCTTGCTGGAAAACGTAAAGGGATGGGAGGACAACGCAGCTCCCTTATTACCGAAGCAATTCGACTCATCGATGAGTGTAGACCACGTTTTTTTGTCTGGGAAAATGTTAAAGGAACATTCTCCTCAAACAATGGCGAGGACTTTTGGGCAATTATCCAAGCCTTTACCAACCTTGGGGGTTATCGACTTGAATGGCAACTGCTTAATACAAAGTGGTTTCTACCCCAAAACAGAGAGAGAATCTACCTTGTCGGATATCTTGGAGACGGATGTTCAGGACAAGTATTTCCTATCAGAGAAAGTAGTAAACAGACTAATGAGTTACAAGGACAACAAATAAACACTTGTTGCCTCACAACAAGATATGGAGCAGACGGAAACGGAAGTTACCTTATTGAACGTAAACTCAATGCACAAAAAGTCGAAATAGGAACTTTAAGAACTCATAATGACGGCAAAGGATTTAGAAAAATAAAAGACGGGGATTGTCCAACAATACCGGCAAGAGCAAGAGAAGACGGAAGCGGTCAGCCTATAATAAAAATAAATTCAGCAACTAGTAAGGGGTATGAGGAAGCATCTGAAGGGGATAGTATAAATTTTTCAAATCCTAATTTAGAAACTAGGAGAGGTAGAGTTGGTAAAGGAGTTGCACAAACTTTAGATACTGCTTGTAATCAGGCGGTTATTGGTGCTATGCGTGGCAGATACAACAAAGACAATAAAACTGAACAACAAATTGAAATTAACAAAAATGGAACTTCTAACACATTAACGGCAGTAACAAAAGATAATTTAGTTTTATATGATAATATTCCTGAAATTGTAAAAGTTAGAAAACATAAAATAGATGCTAAAGAATTGCAACAATTCTTGAAAAAACACAGAATAAAGTCTATAAAACAAATTTCTAAAGAAATTAATGTAAAAAAAACAAAAGTTGAGCATTGGTTTAGAAAAGATAAATGTTTTGCAATTCCTGATGCGGAAAATTGGTTTGACTTAAAAAAATGTTTAAATATAAAATCTAATTTATTTGATAAAAAAATTTGTGAATTTATTGAAAAAGAATCAGTTTTTGAAAAAACAAATAGAGTTTATAAAACAAATGGTATTTCCCCAACTTTAACGGCAACTTCAGCTGATGAAAGAATTATTAATGAAAACAAAATAAGAAGATTAACACCTATTGAATGTGAACGTCTGCAAGGCTTTCCAGATAATTGGACTGAGTACGGAGAAAGTGGAAAGATAAGCGATACACAACGATATAAAATGTGTGGTAACGCAGTTACAGTTGATGTTGTTGAGGCAGTTGCAAGTAGTATAATAAATACAATATACTAATGACAAAAACCAAAAAAATTAAAATTCCGCAAACAGACGAACACAGAAAGGCAATGCAATGGTGCATAAAAAACAATGTTACAGTCGGCGTTTTACCTACAAAAAAAGGTTTGAAAGTTGAAATCAACGAAAATGGAGACAAAAAAATATCGCCAAAAATATACACACAAGAGGAAGCACAAAAAAAAGTTATAGAATTATATTTGTATATTTACAAAAAATACTGGCAAGTATGAACATAAACTTCAACACAACTATTTTTGCTTTATTCGGCATCTGCTTTGGCGCTAATTATTGGAATTCTAATATGGATGACGATTTTGGCGAAACAGATTTAACTGGAGAAACAGAACATTGTTTGCAATTCTTTATTGCGGTAGTTGGAATTTCTTTTGTTTGGTTTACACAAGATAAATAATTACTCTTTTGAAAAAAAAAGTAAACATTTCATCTGTAAAAGAAAATCCTAAAATTAATTATGTAGAGGATAATTTAGAAAATAGATTTTACTATTCTTTAAAAAAACTTATAAGTATTTTACTTGTAAAAGAAAATCCGGACAATCCAAGATTCATAAAAGATTCTAAATTTAAAAAATTAGTCAAGTCAATTAAGGCGTTTCCTGAGATGTTAGAGAAAAGGCCAATAGTAGTTGATGAGAATATGGTTGTTCTTGGCGGAAATATGCGTTTAAAGGCTTGTAAGTCTGCCGGGTTGTTTGAGGTTTGGATTGATATTGCACAAGGTTGGACAGAAGAACAGAAGCAAGAGTTTATTGTTAAAGACAATCTAGGCTTTGGAGAGTGGGATTGGGATATACTAGCCAATGAATGGGATGTTCAAAAATTAGTAGAATGGGGGATTGATCTACCCGTTTATGATGTTCCTATTGATGATGACCAAGAAGATAAAGACGATACAGACAAAGAAGTTTGCGAATTGTGCGGAAAATAAATTTGCACAACTGAAAGAAAAATTATAATTTAGCAGAGGATTTAAACTGCCAAGTAAAAAATCCTTTTTCATAAAATTTAAGTTTGTACCTCTCAGAAATGGGAGGTTTTTTTATGTATTTATATTTTTTTAACTTTGCGTTATGGCACACAATAAGAAAGAGTTAATAGATCAAAGCCTTGAGGCAATAGAAAAGTATAAGTTATTTTTTATTGAAGATGTTGTTGCTTACATAAGTTGTTGTAAAGCAACCTTTTATAATCACAACTTAGACAAATTAGACACTATAAAGGAAGCGCTTAGTAAAAACAAAATAGATGTTAAAGTTTCAATGCGAAACAAATGGTATAAATCCGAAAGCGCAACGCTACAAATTGCGCTTATGAAAATGATTGCCACAGAAGATGAAGCACATAGATTAAACGGATCAAGGCAAGAAATAAAACATAATGCTAACGTGAATGTTAGTACAAGCAAATTATCAAACGAAGCAAAAAAGAAAATAGACGACATTCTAAACGATGAATATTAACGAAATAATTAAACAAAAATGTGAAGATTCGCTTTTGTTTTTTACTCGTTATATTTTCAAAGAAAATACCGGAAATAAATTCGAGGCAGCAGAGTTTCATAGAACATTAGCCAACACATTACACAAAGTACATAACGGCGAAATAAAGCGCCTTATAATTAATATACCTCCACGATACGGAAAAACTGAATTAGCCGTTAAAATGTTTATTGCCTGGACACTTGCTAAAAATCCTATGGCAAAGTTTATTCATTTATCTTATTCCGATTCGTTGGCGCTAGATAATAGTTCAATGACAAAAGAATATATTAATTCAGACGCCTATCAAAGAATTTGGAATCTTCAACTAAAAAAGGATTCACAATCGCAAAAGAAGTGGTACACAACGCAAGGCGGTGGAGTTTATGCAACATCCTCCGGGGGTGCAATTACCGGGTTTGGTGCCGGTACTGGTGGAGCAATTATAATTGATGATCCGTTAAAACCTGATGACGCATTATCAGATGTTAGGCGGTCGTTTATAAACAATCGATATAATACAACTATTCGTTCAAGGGTAAATGATAGAGACGTTCCAATTATCGTAATAATGCAAAGGTTACACGAGGAAGATTTGAGCGGTTATTTATTAGATGGCGGAAGTGGAGAGCAATGGCATCATTTAAAGTTGGCTGCATTGGATGACGATAACAATGCGTTATGGCCCGAGAAACATTCTTTTGAGGAACTTGAAGCAATACGCCAAGCCGATAGATATACTTTTAGTGGTCAGTATTTACAAATCCCTTCGCCTCCTGAGGGTGGAGAGTGGCGCAAAGATTGGTTTAATATTATACACAGAGCCGAATTACCGAGCGATATATCTTTTGAAATGTATATTGATGGCGCCTACACTAAAGACACAAGAAACGATCCAACGGGAATACAAATAAGCGGTAAAAGTGGCGACAATCTTTACATATTTAAAAGCATCGACAAGTACTTGGAAATGCCTGAACTAAAAAACTTTGTCACTTCTTTTGTGCAATCGTGCGGAGTTCCAATATCTCAAATATTAGTCGAGCCTAAAGCATCCGGAAAATCTCTTGTGCAGCTATTAAGGCGTGAAACTAGATACAATGTATCAGAAATAAAAACAAACTTTGTTAGGTACTCTAAAATCGAACGAGCGAGAGCATCATCGCCATTTATTGAAGGCGGTAGAGTTTTTCTAGTTAAAGATAATTGGAATGATGCGTTTTTACAACAAGTTAGCACGTTTCCAAACGCTAAACACGATGAGCATATTGACGTAACTTCCTACGCTATTGAAAGGAATTTAATTAACAACTTTTTTGTAGTTTAAAAACAATTTTAAATTTTGTATTTTTACGAAAATTTTATATTACTTTAAAATATGGCATCTTTCTTTGACCGATTCAATTTTTCAAAAAAAAATCAAAACACAAACGAGCAATATAACAGAGCCATTTATAACTGGCTAGGTAATTCTGTTCTTTGGAATACTGAGAACGATGATTCTTATATTACGCAAGGGTATCAGAAAAATGCAACAATATATTCTTTGATAAATTTAATCACAAAGGCGGCAACAACAATTCCGTTTCAAGTTTATGAAAAGACAAATGAAAACGATTATAAAAGATATAAGGCTTTAACTTCCGGAATGATGGATGCAGCGTCTATTCAAAAGGCGTCTCTATTGCAAAAAAACGCATTGATTGAGTTACAAGATACTGAATTACATAAAATATTAGAGCGACCAAATCCGGCACAATCTTACAACGCTTGGCTAACTGAATTGATTGCTTTTGGTAAATTAACCGGTAATAGATACATTTACGGAATTGGCCCTGATACGGGAGCAAATGTTGGCAAATTTACTGAGTTGTATGTTATGCCGTCGCAAGTGATGGAAATTATATCTAATGGTATAATGGAGCCGGTATCTAAATATAAATTAGAATACAACGGAACAAAATACATTGACGCATCTGAAATATGCCACATTAAAGACTTCAATCCTTACTATGATGGTACTGGATCGCATATGTACGGACAATCGCCATTAAGAGCGGGTTTGCGTTCATTAACAACAAACAATGAGGCGGTACAAACCGGAGTAAAATACTTACAAAACCAAACTGCAAGAGGTTTACTAACTTCTGAGATGGGCGATATTAACGAGGTACAAGCGCAACAGTTAAAAGATAAATTCAGACGTCAGCACCAAGGCTCGGACAATGCCGGAGATATTATTATAACTCCAAACAAAATGTCTTGGGTTAATTTTGGATTAAATGCGTCTGATGTTTCTTTGATAGCGCAATACAACGCCTCAATAAAAGATTTATGTAATATCTACAATGTACCGGTGCAATTACTAAACAATACTGAATCATCCTCTTATAACAATATGAAAGAGGCTAAAAAGGCATTGTATCAAAACGCAGTTATCCCGGAACTAATAAAAATTAAAGACGAACTAAATAGATGGTTAGCGCCTAAATATGGTGACAAACTTTGTATTGAATTTGATTTCTCTGTAATTCCTGAAATGCAAGAGGAAACTGAAAAGGTAGTTGACCAATTATCAAAAGCGTGGTGGATTACGCCAAACGAAAAGCGTTCAGCAATGAACTATGGTAAGGATGAAGAAAATACAACGTTAGACGATTATTTTATTCCGGCTAATTTAATTCCAACAAATCCAAGCGATATTGATTTACCCATTGAGCCAATAGATGTAGACGTAAACAAGTTTTTAGGTCAAAAAAAAAACGAAATAATTAAGGCTGAAACTTATAATAATTATCCTCAATCTGCAACCAACAACGCAAAAAGGATGATTGAATGGCGTGAAAAGTATGGGCGTGATGTTGTTACTGCGGGAACAGAAGTTGGTTGGCGTAGAGCATCGCAACTGGCAAACAGAGA